CATTGTTTACGTTTGCCGTTCTTACTCTTGGAATATCAAAAACGTTTGCTGTTGCTCCAAGTACTAACGTTGTTTGTGTTGATGTGCTTAAATTTTCGTAAACAACGGTAAAATTTGCTCCAACATTTATTCGTATTTTTCCAGCGTATTGAGTAGGTAAATAATAGTGATTTTGGTTAAAAAAACTATCTAAACCGTAATCGCCTAAATCATCATTAATATTGTCTTCGTAATATCCGTAGCCATTAAACGCTTTGTAGTCAACTTGTGCATTTGTGGCTGTTGCAGAATAAGTAGAACCTACTAATTTATATCTTTTAACCCTTACGTTTGCATATTGGTTTGTTGGTGTAACTACTTGTGCATCGCCACTTGTAGAACAAGCATCGTGACTTATGTATTCTTGTATGTAAGAACTTATGTCGTAAAGTGTTTCTATGTTGTTAGATGCCGGTATTAATTTACTTAACGTGTATTGTGGTGTTGCTGAAAAACTTGTTGTGTTGCTTATAAACAATTCTACCTTTGAGCCGTTTTGTCCACTTTCTGCAATCCTAATTATATATGGAGACCGTGTAAATATATTAGCCATTATTTCTTTTCGTTTTTAAATTGTGTTTCTTTAAATAAATTCATTGCGTCTAAACCAAACTTTTCAATAAGTTCATCAGGCAATCTTTTAAATGCAGCTTCAAATGGTTTGGTAAAAAATAAACTCGGTTTTATACCTTGTGCAAATATTCTTTTTTGTAACCAAAAACCTAAAGTCTTATAACCGCCTTTTGCAAATGTTCCGTCTGCATTTCTAAATCTTATATTCTTTTTTTGCGCCCATTTACTCAAAGGTTCAACAGGTGGCATTTTATTTTTAAAACTAAACGGACTATTTGGCGCTTTTTGTTTTCCGTTTTTTACTAAACTTGGATTTGCGCCCTTAACTCCTTTGTCTTGAAATTGTCCGTATTGATTCATTTCAAAGTCCATACTTAACGAATTAGGCATTGCCTTAACATTTCCCTTTAAACTTTGATAAAGTCCTTTAGAAACGTTCTTTTTATCACGTGTTAAATTCTTTCGTGCTTCTGCTATAACGTAATTTCTAAACCTTTCAAGTTCTTTTTGTACTTCGCTTTGTTTCATTTTAACAAATTGTCATTTCGTTTGGTGTTACTATGTCAAAAGTCATAGTCCATCCTGCCATATAATTTTCAAAACGTTCTGTAAATGGTTCTAAATTTGCAGTTCCTTCTACTTGAAATAAATCATATGCTAAACTTCCGTGTTTTATTATTTCATACGCCCTGTTTAATACTGCGTGTTGTGTATTTAGTACATCAATTTCGTTGTCGTTACCTAAAAAAATATCGGTTGTGGCGTTCTTGGACAAGTCTACAACATCCATTGCTATTAAACTAATGTTCCAAGTTGTTGTGCGTTCGTCTAACGTGCAGTTGTTTACCATTATATGAACTAAAGGAAATATTGTTTGTTTGCTTAAATCAACTTTAAATATGTCGCCTTGTGTTACCGTGTTAACAATAACGTCTGCGTCAAAGTGTGTTTTTAGTTTGTCTAATAAGTTGTAATAACCTGTCATTTTCGTAATTTATTTAATTGGCGTTGTTCAATTTCTTGCTTTTGCTTTTCGAAGGTAAGATAGGTAAGACACATAGTAAGTCGATAGCTGGTGACTGTGTCAAATCTTGTAATGTCTCCTTGAGCGAGTGCATAAACTGATTGATACCAACCCCATTGTTTTCCAAATTGAGCTTGTTCGCTAAACTCGTTTCCGTTTTCTTGTTCGTCTTTATCTGCCGTTCCAAATAAGTGAGAGTAGCTGTCAATAATTCGCTTCCTAAATTCCAAAAAAAAATACTTGAACTAATCGCTATGTCAACTGGCGTGAACTTCATTAACTCGTGCATTTCGTCCATAGGTGTATAATCAACTATTTCGTATTTATCTTTGAACTTCATTTTGATAGGTCGGTACATAACAGCCATTGCCTTGTGATAGTCTTCCCACTTTAATAAATTGTTTTCCAAGTCCACGTATTCGCCAAAACTTATGTCTTCAAGGTTAGTTATAAATCCAAATTCTTGTGTGCCTATTTTAAACGTAGGTTGAAACTTTGGCTTTTGCTCAAACAACTTTGTAAAATGTAAAATTAATTCGTTTAAACTTGTGAGCTTCATTTTTACTATGTCCTTTAATTCTATACCGCAGAATATTTGTACCATTTTTTGTGCAATAAATTCTTCGTCGTTGCTTCCCTGTTGAACCTTTAAAAATTCTTGGTAGCTTTTTAATGGAATTTCACTTAAAGTAGTCGGTACGTTTATTTCTAACTTCATATCTTAATAATTAATTATTCGTGTTTTTGTTGTGTTCGTTTTTTTGGATGTAATCGTATGCTTGTTTCAGTAAGTTAATATCTCGGATATCACGTAAATAAATACGAACCTTTACACCTTTTTTTTGGTAGATGTAAATCTGTACCGCTTGCATCATTATTTCTAAATCGTTCATCGTATAAAATATTGTCCGTGTGTATTGTTTAGTCCTAACGTTTCCATTTCGTGATAACGTACAGCGTCTATTGCGTGGTCGTTTTTGCCCTGCGGTTTGTTTAATGTTTTTCCAGACTTGTCGGCATCCCAACAATAAGCCCTTAACTCTTTGATTAGGTTTGTGCTTTGTGAAGTAACTAAATAATTTTGTGACTGCATTATTTGAATACCGTAATTAACTGAGTCCGCTCCTTTCGTTACTCCTTTTATTTGTTGTCCTGTTCTTCGTATTTCTTCAATGCTTTTTGGCTCTGAACTATCTGCGTATGCTATTACGTGTTTTTGTAGTTTCTTCGCTATGTCGTTATTTAATAAACTTGTTTGGTAACATATTTCGTTTAGTATTCTTTGCCCGTTGTAATTGTAAACTTCAACTATACTTGTCGGGTCATTTGAATACCCAAAGTCTAAACCGTAACCAAGTAAACGTGCTTCAGTTGGTATTGTGTCAATTAGTTTGTAGTTTGAAAATATAACTCCTTCTAACATTCCAACAAGTCCTTCGCCATATACTCGCCACCAATTTGCCCAATAACTGCTTGTCGTGGCTTTTAAGCGGTTCTTTTCTATTTCTGTTACTATTCGTTCGTCAAGTGCTTCGTTGTCCTTGTACGTTAAAATTAAAAAGTCTGTGTCGGGTTCGTCTTTTAGTTCCGTATGTACCCAAAATTCATTTGCTGGGTTAAAGTCAAGGTATATTCGTTTTTTTGTACGTATTGCAAGTTCGTTGTAACTTTCAAATGTTACGTTATTACATTCGTTTATGTAAAGAATATCTCTACGAGCTCCACGTAATTTTGAACTATCGTCTGCACTAAAAAACTCTATATAAGAACCGTTTGAAAATTCGTAACGTAATAAAGATTTGTTAAACTTGTCTTCAAAGAACCTGTTACTCCAACGCATTATTTTGACGAAGTCTTTTAGTGCGCCCCTTCGTAAGTGTGGAATGCTTTCAGCTACAATACTGATTTCCGTGTTTTTGTGCTTTGTCGCTATGTCAATTAATAAAGGAATAACGCCAAAAGTTTTACCCGCTGAAGTTCCGCCTTGAATTATTTTTATTCGCTTGTCTAACTTTGCAATTTTACTAATTGCAGTCGTCCGTATTAACATCAGGAAATAAAGGTTGTTCAATATTAGTTTGTTCTATTTGTTGAACAGGCGCACCGTAGCCACTATCCATTAGTGCTTTGTATGCTGAAACATCGCCGTCCCGCATTTTTTTAACCATTGCTAAAGTTCCTAAGTCTTCTTGGCTTAAAGTTTCTTCAACGCCTGTAATTGGGTTCTTTGCTTTTTGTGTTGTTTCTAACCAAATACGTGCTATTGTGCTTCGGTTTCTACTTCCTTTTGGACGTCCAGCAGGGTTTCCGCTTTCGCCTTGTTCAAATGGTTTTAAGTTGTTTAATTTATCAGCCATAATTCTCTGTTATTTCACTGTTTATTTGAGCGTCGGGGTGGTATCGCACCCCTTCTTTAATCTGGTATGATTAACGCATTAACTTTTATGCTTCCGACGCTTGTAATTTTCTTTGTTCTAAACTTATTTTTTCCCCTTTATACATTCCCGCACCTTGTTTGTCTATTTCGCTAAATGGTAATATTGGAACTGTTATTTTGCAAGTTTTGTCTATTAAGTAAATATATCTTAATTGATTACCTACTAAAGTTTCTAAAGATTTAAAATATTCTTTTTTATTTGGATTGTGTGCTATGCTTAAACCTTTATGAAAACATTCTCCTGTTTCTAAATCTTTAACTATTCCTTTATTGTCTTTTATTGCAGTTAATACAAAACCACTTGCCCTGTAAATTGTACCGTCTCCGCATTGTGTACCGTCACTAAAACTTAAAATCCATTTTATATGCGGTGCATTTTTTTTAATCAATTTAATACTAATTGCTATACATCTACTTTCTGAATATTTAGGTAAATAATCATTAAAAGCCATTCTATTTAATTCTAACATTTCATTCCATAAACAAGGTTGAACCAAACCTAAAACTCTTGCTTTACTTGTTGGACTACCATAACTCATAACTCCGTGCAACTGATTATCTAAAAAGCAACCAAAATGTAAATTGCTATTTGGAACTACCTTACCGCTATAATGGTTTTTCCTTACAAACTCATTTGCAATTTTACTTGGTATTACTTTAACAATTATTTCCTTTGCTCTGCCCATTGCATTATAATTACATAAAGTGCGTTTCCATTCGTGTTTTCGTTGCCTAATGTTTCACAATATTTATATTCTTCAGTTTGTTTAATATCTGTTATTGCATTTTTTATTTGTTCTGCTTGTTCGTCTGCTAAAGTAAAAGTCATTTGTTGAAACGGTGCTTTATCTCCTTCAGGTAAATTAAAGTCTGTTCCTAACTCATCGCTGTCATTAAAATAAACAGGTAAACTTAAACCCCAATCTTGTAATTTATCCGTGTCCCATTCATTTGCTAAAATATCCCAATCCCACTCGCCAAAACCTACGTTGTCTTTAACTATAAATTCGTCTTTTTGTAGTTCGGTTAAATCTTTCGCCTGTACAATATAAACTTCTTTTAGTCCTGCTTCAATACAAGCTTTGTGTCGCATATTTCCACCTAAAATAATATTGTTTTCATCTACTACAATTGGACGTAGTTCTAACATTTGCGGAAATTCCTTAATTGAATTGACTAACTTTTTAAACTTATCGTCTTTTATTAAACGTGGGTTTTTTGGGTTCGTCTTTATGCTGTTTATTTTAACCTTCGTTACTTGCATTTTCTTCTGTTTGTTCTGGACTGTATTCGTTATAAATTACTCGCAGCTTACTTACTAAATCACGAAGACAACTTGAACAGGTGCTAAACGTTAATTTTTGGTTTAGTACTCTATTGTTAATTGCAATTAGACTTGTTTGTTCATCGCTTGTAAGTGTGTTCGTGTTTTGCTTAAAATAAGCGTCTAACGTGTTAAACTCGTCTTCTGTTAAACACAACGGTTTTGCATACGGAAATAGTTTGTTTAACTTTTCTTTACGTTCATCACATCCGCAGTCTTCACCTGCAATAAATTTAACAAGTTTGTCTATTCCTGTAGCTTCTGTAATCTTTGCGATTGTATCGCCTAATCCTTTACTTTTCATTTTTTCTTTTTTATTAGTTCGTAATCTTGGTTTATAAAATCTTGGTAGTCTTCACCTACGTTATTTTTAATTCGTTTTTTGCAAGTTTTAACCGTGTTAAATATACTTGTTACACTTATGTTAGTTTCTGCACTTATTTGTCTTAAACTTTTATTCGTGTTTTTGTATAACTCAAATAATTGTTTGTCGTACCAGTGCCAACTATCACATTCAATATCTACGTTATTTAGCAAGTCGTTGTATGCTTCGTTTTCTTCTGTGTTGTTTTCTTCTGCTAAATTGTAAACGTCTTCTAAAGGTATAAATGAGATTTTGTTCTTTTTGTTTATGTGTTGAAG